CAAAGTAGAGATTGCCAAGGCAGGTAAGATCGTGAGGATTTATGTAGACCTAACCGTGCTAGCCTCATTACGGGGGGCCTGGCTAACGGACGCCCTCAAAGGGGCTATGGCTAAACCATGGATATGGGGAAGGACAAGGGTCATTTTTATGAAATCTGTGTCAGCGTCGAATATGGGAGTCATCAAACAGTCTATGCTTGATGCCGATTTTGACGTAGACATGGTGTATTTCAGTGATGATGTGTTCCTCAAAGTAAATGGAGCCAAGGGTCCACGATTCTTTAACCTTGACATTTCAAGCTGCGACGCCAGCCACACCGAAGAACTTTTTGAATTGTTAGCCAGATTGGTTCCCACGTCCTGGAGAGAGGATGTGGAAGCATTGATTGGTCAGTGCAAAGCGCCATTGAAATTAGCAAGCATTGTGGATAAACATGATAAACCACGTAAGGTGATTTTGAAATTCCATTCTGCTCGCTTATTTTCCGGGAGTACATTGACCACTTTAATCAACAATATAGCATGTTTATTGATGGCTTCTGCCATAAGCAAAGGATGTAAGAGCGAAGCCGGCATTAAAGAAGCATGCGCCAAGGCAGGTTACAAAGTCACCCTAGATGAGGTTGTCATTCGGGGTGACGCACAATTCTTGAAACATTCCCCACTTTTGGACCTGGACGGAAAGGAAAGGTGGGTATTGAATTTTGGTGTTCTGTTGCGTACATGGGGGTCCTGCCGAGGAGACCTACCAGGCAGCGGACCTCTACTACAGCGCGCAAGAGATTACCAAGCGGGTTTGCTGAAGAGCATGTATCCCCGGGTCGAGTGCCCCATTTTAAAATCTATGAGAAGAGAGTTTGGAGTCCCCACAGTTGAAACGAAAGCATTCAAGTACGGAGTGCAATCCGGAGAACGATTTCTAGCTAGCATTGAAGATGACTTGGTACTTTGTACCGATGAAGAATTTCTAGCTCGATACCGACTTACTCCAGAAGAGATTGCCCAGGTACAAGCGTTTGCACGACTACCTGTAGGATTCCACGCACATCTCAGTGGACTAGGGAAGATTCTTGAGAAGGATTATGAGTTAGGACTCAAGATCCTCCCCGAGGTCCCATTATTATACGACAAGACTCCAAACGGACCGGAACAATAATCCGGTTTGGAGTAAGTCTGTAGGTCATGG